ATCTTCGCTGGTCAGCCGAAGAACGTGACCCGCGTCATCGGGGCGGGCCCGGGCGACTTCAATACCCCGGCCGGCCGCGGCCGTTGTGTCAGCATCACCTCAACCCGGGACGTGAAGGCCAGTGGCCTCGTGGCTCGTGACTCCTGGTTCCTGATGGATGATGAGCGCAACCAGCCCACGGGCGGCGAAGGAATCCCGGCCATCAGCCTGCGCGGCACGCTGGCGGGCAATCAGCGGGCATGGTGGGCGGCCAACAAGACCCCGGTGGGCGTGCTGATGCCTTGCGGCCCGGTCGACATCCAGGGTTGCACGATCCAGGGTGGCTACTACGGCATCGAGATGTCGGCTGTGGAAGGCGGCACCGTGTCGGGCAACACCCTAATGGGTCAGATGCGGGGGGTGTCCTGCCAGGACGCCACCACGGGGGTTGAGGTCTCCCACAACGTCATCGCCGACTTCAAGTCGTCGGCTGTCCACACGGCCTATGGCAGCCGTGGCGTCGTTGTGACGGGCAACCACGCGGTCAGCAACGCCGCAGAGGGTCAGGCCGCACTGCAGGCCTACTGCGGCACTCGTGAGATCGAAATCAGCAACAACACGGTCACCATCGGGGCTGCAGGCACGCCCCAGGCTCACGTCTACGTCGGCAACGACGCACAGTCGACCGAGGTGCGGGGCAACATCCTGTCCGGGCCGTACCGGGCCGCCCACATCGAGGTGGACCAGTCCTGGACGAAGACGCCCCAGGTCACGCCCGGCTACTCGGCCCGGTACACGCCGGATGAGCCGCTGGGTGTGCGGTCCGACCTGCTGGGCACGGAGCTGATTGGCAACCGGGCCGTAGGCGGGCTGACCGTGCGGGCCTCGGCCTCCACGGGCAAGCTGACCCTGTTGACGGATGAGTGTCAGGCCACCATCAACGGGGCCGCTCCGCGCCGGATCGCGGGCCTGACCGTGGTCTGATCCGACCGCCTGCCAGATAAAAGGAGCCGTCTGGCTCCTTTTTCATTTCTAGGCGGCCACAAGGGTTGACTGCTGCGCCCCGGGTGCGTAGGATTCACCCTGTCGCAGCAACGGATGCTGCTCAACCCAAGGAAAACGCCATGGAAGTCACCGTCTACACCAAACCCGGTTGCATGCAGTGCCGGGCAACCACGAGTCTGCTGGATCGTAAAGGCATCAAGTATGAGCTGGTCGATATCAGCAACAAGCCCGGAGTCTGTGAACGATTCGTGAGAGAAGGGCACAAGAGTCTTCCTGTGGTGGCTGCCTACAAGGACTATGAGTCTATCGTCTGGAATGGCTTCCGCCCTGACCTGATCGAGAAACTGTAAGGAATTGTCATGAAAAGGACATCGTCGTCTGTCTGTTCGACACCTCCGGGGTCATGGGCGAACCCTGGCGGGCTGCAGGATTCCGTGTGATCCGGCTAGACCTGTTTAATGATCAGCCGTTCCGTGTCCCAGAACCGGGCGAGTCCGTGGCCGTGCAGGCGAACCTGCTGACGGGCGTTCCGGCCGAGATGATGGCCCCAGAATTCCTGGAGCAAGTTGCTTTCGTGGCCGCCTTCCCTCCATGCACGCACCTAGCCGTGTCCGGGGCTCGCTGGTTCAAGGGCAAGGGACTGCGCGCGCTGGCTGACAGCATCCACATGTTCGCCACTGCTGCAGAATTCTGCGAGGCGGCTGGTGCTCCGTACCTGATCGAAAACCCGGTCAGCACGATTAGCACGTACTGGCGTCAACCGGACCACACATTCCACCCATGGCACTTCAATCAGCTGGACGCCGCCAGCAGCTACACCAAGAAGACGTGCCTGTGGGTTGGCGGGGGGTTCCGGATGCCGCTCCGGCTGGTTGACGATTCGCTGTCTGTGGACGAGAACTACATCCACTACCTGGGCAGTCATGCCAAGAACGACAAGGGCAAGGACCTCCGCTCAGTGACGCCGGCCGGCTTCGCCAGGGCAGTGTTTCTTGCCAATGCAACACAAGACTGACCGTTCGTCGGGTGCGCTTGATTAGCAACACCCAATGAAGTACAGTTCACTCCATCGGCAGGCAATAATGCCGGCCGATGGCCAAGAGGATTAAATCATGTTCACTGAAGAATTCACGATCAACGTCTACACCAGTGACGCAATGGAAACCAAAAAGAACGCACAAATACACATCGAGCACGCGGCCCGGAACGGCGAGAAGGTGTTCGAAGAAGTGGTTAATGTTGATGAATTTGGTAACAGGGCTACACTGGCGGTTTACAAGGACGAAGACTCGGTTTTCTTCCACTACAAAGACCGCTATGCAACGGTTATTCGGAATGCAAAGTATGACCGGAATACGACGCTGGTGGCAGCAGAGTTCTTCCTTCAGAAATCCCAAAACAAACTCAACCAACTCCAAAGACTTCTGCCACACCTGATTAAGTAACAAAACAAGCTTTGCACCGGGGTTGGCAACGGTGCAAAACAATGAAATAATCACCAAATCACATCGCCGAATAGGCATCACTCGAAAGGAGCTGCTCCATGAACAAGACCATCCTCGCCCTGTCCCTGGCCCTGATCGCCGCCCCGGCGCTGGCCACCAATACCCCGGGCGCCGACTGCGTGGGCGTCAACGCCTGCAAGACCAACTCGGACAACCGCACCACCAACACGACCAACGCCCCGGTGGCTTCGGTCAACGGCGTCAGCCCGGAAGCCCACGCACAGCAGCAGCAGGGCCAAGGCCAGACGGCCACGGGCGGCAGCGTGGGTAGCCTCTCGACCACGTCTCAGGCCTCACTGACCACGGGTGGCTACACCTATAACAATCGGTCGCTGAACGTCAACCCGGTCACGGTGCCTGCCGCCGCCATGGTAGCCCCCTCGGCCGAGATCAGCCGTGTGGCCGACCCCTACTGCGGCCCGCGCCAGCGTGTCATGTCCCATGACGTGCAGGGGCGTGTGATCGGCATCCTCTGGGACTCGGAAGTGACCCTGGGCCAGAACCAGTGGCTGGCACCGAACTTCGAGGAACCGTACCGCCGCGTGGAGGTGATCCCCGGCCAACTGACCCAGCTGATCGGCCACAAGATGCACGAGACGACTACCGTCCTGACGGTCTCCACGTCCGGGGCGCTGGCCTTTGGAGCCAATGGCAGCAGCGGGCAGGGCGGCTCGATCGGCGGCAGCCACGGTGGCGCCCTGCAGCGGATGGTGACCACGATCCGCCTGCAAGAGTGCGTGGCCTACGAGATCGTGCCGAAGCAGGCTGAGCTGCCGAAGGTGAAGCCCCAGCCGAAGCGGAAGCCGGCCCCGAAAGCCAAGCCTCAGTGCGACGTGTGCCAGCGGCCACAAGTGAACCTGACGGTCAACGTGCAGAAGTGATGGTCAACGCCCGGGGCTTCAGCTCCGGGCCGCACGGACCCCGCTGACCTGCCGTACGCCGGCTGGCATTGACAAGGTGACCACATCAGCCTCATCATCCAATCACACCGGGCTCAGGCCCGGCAATCCTACGGAGCAACGAACATGCAAACCATCATCACCTACCCGGCTGACGCCGGATATCAACAGAAGCTGACCGTCATCGAGGACCACACGGTCGGGGCCAAGGTCCTGGATAGCTACGGCACGCTGACAGGCTCCAGGCTTGTCTTTGCCGTGTCTCGCGACGGCCTGTACCTGGTCTACGTCCACGGCAGCGGCTACCACAGACTGTCCGTGACCGACGACAAGGGAGGGGCCACCAGGATGCTTGAGCTGCTGAAGGAAGTCCACGGCATCGCGTCCGAAGCCATCGGGTGATTCCATTCACCGCGTGAATACCAGAGCCCGGCCATGCGCCGGGCTTTTTCTTTGCCGTTCGTCGGGTCGATTTGACGCGAGCATGGCAGGCCTGTAGCATCACCACGTGCCTGGCGATTGGCGCTGGGACTGACACCAAGGAGCGTCACCATGATCTACGAAAACACCCCCGCCCAGTGCCTGCTGGACGTCCTGAATGCCTACGGGCTGCGTGGCAAGAGTCGCTCGGATGCTGGCCAAATGCTGATCGAGGCGGCCGTGGGGCACGTATCCATCTTCACGGCCAAGGGCCGGGTCTTTGCGGCCACACGGGGCGGGAACGGCAATCTGGTGGTGGCTGTGGAGGCCATCTACCCGAAGGGGCGGGAGGCTGCCAAGACCCTTGCCATGGCCTCCCTGGCCATGCGTGGGCGTGCCCAAGGGGTGAAAGCATGAGCGCCGCCGACTGGACGCCGGATACCCATGTGGCTGGCCAGGAGGGCGATCCGGACTTTGGCACCTGCCGCGTGTGCCAGTACCACGATCCGGACACGGGCGCCCTGATGTACCGGATCGAGAAGGAATCGACCGCGCCAGCCGATGAGGCCGAGCTGATCTGCATCCACGTGTCGGCCGCCTACTGCCGCCGGCTGCTGGCCCACATGCGCGCTGAACTGGGGGGCGAGCTGGGAGCCAAGGGCGCCATGCTGCTGATCCGCGGCGCCACGCTGGCCTCTGATGGCGATCACACGCCTCCCCGATCAGTGGACCGGCCGGCAGGCCATCCGGACCCGCTGAGGCCGACCCGACACAACCCGGAGGGGAGCCCCGACTGGTCCGGCCGGTCCCGCCCGGAGGATGCAATCACAGTGCCTGAAGGGGCGATCACACCGCCCGAAGATGAGGCGGATTCGACCGGAGAACTGCCCTTCTGAACCTGAGTTATCCACAGGTTATCCACAGGCTCTGGAACCCCTTCGGGGGTTCTTTTTTTGCCCATTTCTTAGGCAATTTTTGGCTGCCTAAAAAACAGGCAAAACAATTACTAATTTTTTGGGGAGAGTCCAGTCCGCGCAAATAGCAATTTGTGAGCACTAATTGAGAGTCCCGGGATTGGCTCTACAAGCCATTCTACAACTTAGTAATGCCTCTCGACCCATGGGGTTAAGGTATGGAAAAACGTACTTTTCTATATCTTCCTATATAGGCGGATGGGACTCTACTAAGTTCCGTTTCGGGGGGGACTCTAGTGATTCACAAAAATGACGATTGACTTAGTGATGCCAAACCGGTACCATGGCCGCGTCAAAACTCGCCCTGGAGGCACCTTCCATGACACGCAGTTCCGCAGCCATTCTTTTTGTCACCCCCGTGCTCGCCCCGGGGCCCGTGCTCGATGCCATGACCCTGCCGCACAGAACCCGTGTGGTTGCATCCAGTGACCTGCCGACAGGCTGGGCTTGCGTCCTGCTGAACCTGCGGCCGGATGTTCTGAAAGATGAGAATCGGTCGCTGATTGCAACCCTGGCCAAGCCAAGGCCAAACCCGCATGCCAAGCGCAGCGATGGCGAGCTGCTGCGGAATCTGCGCCGCCGTGTACAAGGCTGGCTGAACTGCGCTGAACTACCACGGGATGCCGTTGCATCCACGGCCGAGCTGCGCGCCCGCCTGTATGCCGAGGCGGCCACATTCGCCACTGGCAGCCCGGGCGGGTGGTTACCCACTGTGGTCGCGCACCAGAAACCCGCCGAGAAGACGGTCAAGCCCCAACAGCCCGCCAGGCGCCAGCCACACAAGCCCCACAGCCCCCGCCGTGACCTGTACTGGACACTGACCACGGACAAGGGCCACCGCGTGCTCTACAAGGCCGCTAGCGCTGTCGGCAGGGCTATGTCGTCGGGCACGGCTCCCGTACCCCCGGGGTGGCACCTGACGCGCGGCGCGGAGCACGGAGACGGCTCCCGCGGCAGCCCGGCCAAGAAGATTCTCCGCGTGCGAGCAGACTACGATGCCGACCCGTCGATCCCGCTTGCACAGCGCCTGGCCATCGAGGCTTTTGTGACCTGGGTCAAGAACGCCGTCAGGAACCCGACGAGCGGCCGTTGACGGCGTGGCCGCGATCGCTCATCATTCGCTTCAACACCTTGCGGCGAAAGCCGCATGGCCCACCAGAAAGCCCGTGGCGCCGTTTTTCACCCTTGGCAAGGCAATCACCCTACCGCAAGCCAAAAACGCTCCACGGGCCTTCTGGAGTCTTCTGGAGGCATCCATATGCACCCGCTTTTCTTCATCCTCGCCTTCTTCGGCTTCATTCTGACCGTGTTCGGCCTGATGGAGCTTCATGCGCGCTCGATCATCAAGCGATTCGAGCAGACCATCAAACATTCGCAGGAGTGATAGTTCCATGATCATCATCGGTATCGCCGGACCGGCACAATCGGGCAAGTCCACTCTGGCGGGCGAGTTCCGCCGGCTCGTTGAGTTCCGCGGCCAGAAGTACGCCGAGCAGCCCTTTGCCGGGCCGCTGAAGCGCATGCTGGCCTCCATCGGGGTGGATACATCAGACCTGCCCAAGAACACCCCCGTGCCCTTCCTGGACGGCCGTATCACACCTCGCATCATGATGCAGACCCTGGGCACGGAGTGGGGCAGGGCACTCCTCCCCGACCTGTGGCTGCGTGTCTGGCAGCATGAGCTGGACGGCAATGCCCGCACGGTGTGCGTGCCAGACGTCCGGTTCGACAATGAGGCTGAGCTGATCCGCGAGCTTGGCGGCATCGTCATCCACGTCCAGCGAAAACCGACCGCCGATATGCTGGCCGTGCCCGCTCATGCGTCCGAGGCTGGCATCAAGCGCGTGAAAGGGGATATCATCTTCCGCAACGATCGGGGCATCGAGAAGATGGCCCAGCTCGCAGCGCAAATCCTGGACAACACCAAGTGAAACAACGCAAACCCCATGATGGCCCGAAGGTCATCGCCCTTGATATCGAAACCGCCCCGTGCATTGCCTACGTCTGGCGCACCGGCAAGCAGGTCCTGACCATCGACCACATCCAGCAGGAATCCACCCTGATCAGCTTCTCGTGGTCAGGGTGGGAATACGGCAAGGTCAGGAAGGCAAAGTACCTGTCCACCTTCGAGCAAGCCAATCAGCGGGACGACAAGCATCTGGTCACGAAGCTGTGGGAGATCCTGAAGGACGCCACCCACGTGATAGCCCACAACGGCGCCCGGTTCGACTGGCCGATGATCAACGGGGCCTTCTACCGCTGCGGGCTGAAGCCCCTGCCCAAGCCCAAGATCCTGGACACGATGCTGATGGCCCGCCAGATCGGCGGCCAGACCTCCTACAAGCTGGCGTGGCTGACCAAGGATCAGGCCCGGTCCAAGCGGTCACACAGCCAATTCCCGGGGCTGCAGCTCTGGATCGAGTGGCTAAACCGCAACCCGGCAGCGGAACGTGAGATGCGGCTCTACAACAACATGGACGTGGAAGCTATGTGCGAGCTGCTGAACAACGTGCTGCCATGGGCTCGTGGCCCACAGTTTGCCGGCCTGGTGCCGCAGTCTGAAGGCCGTGAGGATGAGGTTCATCACTGCCCGCGCTGCGGCTCCATCAACGTCGTGCCACGCGGCTTCACAACCACTGTGGCTGGCCGCTATCAGCGGTACCGCTGCTCCGACTGCGGCGGCTGGAGCCAGTCCCGCTTCCT